TCATGTATCTTCACGCCCTTTCCAAAGGCTCATAGAGCGCAGCAGCTCTTTTGTACACCAGCCGATGCAGGGAGACGCCCGCCCATACGGACAGCCGTCGCACTCGCTGACAGCGGCAGGCGGCTTCTGCGCCGAAATATAATAGCAGCCGGTTTTTCCACGGTAGGTGCAGCCCTCCGTCTGCTTCCAGAAATAGCAGTACCGGCAGTCTTTCGGTTTGTCCTCTGTATGTCCGTTCATTGCTTTCGCCTCCATTCCCGCCCATACCGGGCAACAAAAAAGCACACCCTCCGGCTCCGTCATGGAGCAAGTGGGTGTACTATGTAATACCGAGCGTCCCTGCCATGTTGCTGCGTCAGGGCATGAAAAAAGCGCGTCTGCCGACCCAAGCGCCACTTTGGGTAAACAGACGCACTATGTTCTATTCGCAGATTTTATGTAAAAAGGATCATAAAGCGTCGAATTTCTAGCACTTTTTGAGCCTTAATGTTTTTAGTCCTATTATTACAGCCGCGTCAATGAACACACGGGTGTTTTTGAAGCCGTTTTCCTGAGCATATTTCTCTAAAATAGCCTGCTGATTTTTGATTGATCCTGACAGACCGTCCTGCTCATCGTCACGGGACAGGCGGCAGTACAGGGCTGTAATTTTATCCGGTTGTTTTGTCATAGTTCTCCTTTCCACAGCCGGATATGATTGAATTTGTAGGTGTGCTTATTCTACCATACCCGACTGCAAACTTCAACGCTCTAATGCGATGATTTCAAATCTGTTTTCTGTTTTTTGTATCGTTCAAAATGATACGCTGTACTTTATCGGTGATATTTTCTCTTGCGCCCTCTTTGAAAAAGGCTCTTACGGCATATACCGTACCGTCAATTTCTTTGATGAAATTCAGCGGCTGCACATAGGCACTCCGCCGAAACCAAGCGATGCGATCCTGCTTCGGCATCGCTGCAAGGTGGTCTGTAATGCGGTCAAGTTGTGTATAGATTTCGTTATCGGCACTCATCGTGGGTCACGCTCCCTTCTCTGCGCTTTCTTTTGCTGCTGTGCTTCCTTGGCACGGTATTCGTTGGCATAGAGCAGATCCGTCTTTTCCTGTATTTTGGCGGAACGCACCTCTATGGCCTTATTCAGCTTTAACTGCTTTCGCAGGGCGGTGATTTGCTTCGTCACACCCGCCTTTTCCTGCCGCAGGTTTTCCTTTTCGGCAGGTGCAGCACGACGTATCCTGTTTTGCAGCTTGGCGCGGCGGACAATGAGGGTGTCCATATCTTCCAGTGCTTACCGGTGAATTCGGTGATATACCCTTTTAGACGGAGATAGGAAAACACATTGTATAGGTCTTGCAGCTCCGGAGTTTTCGCCGCCGTCTTTTCCGGGTTCTCCACATAGTCAATGAGGTCCTTCAAGCAGCCTTTAATGTGCCAAAGATATTGTACATTATCTTCAGTTTTCAATTTGCCCCTCAATAGGTAGGCAGCAAGAAGGGCCTAAAATTAACCCCCTCTGCAAAATTGTTTGAACGGCGGCTATAACGATAAAAAGAGCCGGTACACAGCACATCAAATCAGCGGGAGATGATCTCTCGCTCTATCTTTGATGAAACTATGTACCGGCTCTGAAATTCAGAAACCTTCAAGGTCTGCTTTTTCCGCTCCGCCGGCAGACTCAGCAACAGGAGCGGCGCAGCCGCAATTTCTTTCGGCGGCTGCCTTGTGTTTCATTTCAGATATTCAGTTGTGGACTCTGCTATGAAAGTAGAATATAGTATATCATATAGAACGTTTGTTTGCCAAGTGGTTTGGAGTTATGCGGTGAAAAATCCTAAAATATTTCAAAAACAGTAACAGAAGTTTCTTGTCCCACGAGCTCAATCGATGGTTCAAACGATAGAGATTTCGGCCCACAAAGGTAATTGCGATCAGTTTAACTGTATCTTTGCTCAGTCCCTGACGGTCATAGCCATCTCTGTCATAGCCGTCAGAGTTAAAACCGTCTCGATCAAATCCCTGCTTATCATATCCGTCTTCATCATAGCCGCTGCGATCATAGCCCTGCCTATCATAGCCACGCTCATCATACCCCTGTGAGTTATATGACTTTATAGACTGCTTTAGGAAATCCAGGATGCTCATCTTTTACCCCACCGTCCCCTTTTATGTTGAAAGCAGCATTATGTTTGAAATAAAACCATCCTGCCTCATTTTTGGCAGGATGGTTTTATTTCTGCCATCTCATGTAATAGTGCTATTTTACACCAAATCACGAATAAGCGCAATTAAAAATAGAAAATGCAGAAATTTGAGGCAAATAGCGAAGCTAATTGGATACAATCACTGCGGCCCCAGCACTACAAATACCTCTCCATCCGGGTCGATTACCAGCCGCATGGGGCGAATATAGCGCTCGTAGAACTGCTTTTTTTCGGATGTACTCATATCGGCGCGGGTATTTATGTAGGCAGCTTGCAGAACTTCCTGAATGTTGAAGTTAACGATCTCGTCCAGCTCCGCCTGCACCTCCCGCAGGACAGCCTGCTCCTTGATCTGATTGCTGTTGCCGGTGCAGAAGTCGTCGATATAGCTGTAGGTGATGCCCTGATCATCCATAGCCTTCCGGATGAGAGGGCTGCATTTGTCTTCTTCAATCAACACCAGAAAACGAGCCTCCGGCATGGCCGGGATCAGTCCCCAGTAATCGGAGTCACTGGAAGCCAGAATAAAAGAATCCGTATTGTTTTGGAAAAACTCCCGGCAGGTGCCCGTGGTAAGGCGAATGTCCACCAGGGACTTATTTTCCTTGACCCGCTCGATAATTTCGTGCTCCACCGGTATCTCTGTGAATTCACTGAGAATATCCCACGCCGAGGTGGTGTGAATATCGTCGTAGAGGATGATTTTGGCAATCTTGTGGAGCAGTGCATTTTGGTTGAGGTTGTTGAGCGTGGCGTAAAGCTTGTAAGGATCAGAGTTCTTGCAGTCCACTACAATGGCGCAGCTCTTGCTCTGCTCCAGAAAACGATAGATGCCCTCTTTGGTCATCAGGCTGGCATCGGTAACCTTACTCATGTCCGAGAAATAATCCTCATGGATCTCGTAGAGCAGGGTCACAAATTTCTTGTCGTTATAGAAGATATTGCCCTGTTCCCCGGCAGGCCAATTCATATAGACCTGATAGGGGTACTGACTGCGGTGAGCGTAATACTCGTCTGCCGCTTTTTTGACACCAGCCTCCTTGCTGCCGTTGGGCATGATGAACAGTTCCCGCAGGTAATCCCATTTCAGCCAAATGGGCAGCAGCTGGCGGCAGTTGTTGATACGGTTGGCGATCTGATTGTTCAGGTCGATAATGTACTGAATGGGCTTGTAGTTTGCTCGAATGATCTCTATGCCATCGGCAGAAAGCTGCCGGATACTGTCCTGCGGGATATACTCCGGCAGTGTGTGCAGATTTTTCAGGTCATATTGGAACGCCCGGTAGATCTTGCCGTAATTCTGCTCGATCGCTGTGCGAAGAAGGCAGAGATTCCGCACGATCCGGGCATTCTTATCTCGGTCCATAGCCTGGTAGACCTCAATTTTGGGTGAAGAGTGTTCATTTTCAAAGAAACGCTTGGGCACCCCGATCAGGTAGGCCATTTTCGAGATGATCGTGAAAGTACTGTTGGGGAAATCCTTGGAATCCTGTTCTGCCGCCGCCTCCTCTGCCGGCGGTGCCGCTGCGTATACAATGTTTCTTTCTTCGGTAGTCATGGTTCAACCTCGCTTCCCAAGTATGATTTCGAAATTACTCTTCCGGCCAATCTGTAAAGCGGTTCGGTTTTTGCTGTTCCAACATGGCCTCATGCTTGAGAATTTTCGACCAAGCAGGAAGAATATTTGCAAAATCCTCAACGAAATCCAGATACTTTGTGTTTTTCTCTTGCACGGTAGGGCTGTACTCCTCATAAAGAACGGATGACAAGTTGTACAGATGACTAAGCACACCAGGGAAAGAACCCCGTTCAAGAGTAATCAGCTGGACTATAATATCCCATGCTTTTTCATATCCGAATTTTTGATATTCGCTTATAATATCTATTACCTCCTCAAGGATGATTGTCCATTCTTGGAGTTCGGACTCATCCGGATAATCAAGCATATATAGGTAATACTGATACAGCTCATCCGAAGCCTCATGGCTTTCAGGAAGCCGCGCCACAATATTGTCCAACACGGAAATAATTTCACCCAGTTTGCTATCAACCGCAGGCAGCGAATCCAAACCGCCCAAATGATTACCGCAAACAAGGTCGTCGATGCTCACGTCAAAGAGATTGGCGATATCAACCAACTTGTACATATCCGGAAGGGATGCACCCGTTTCCCTTAGTTAAAGATATTGTTTTACTGATGAACCATCAGTCGATTTTTCCAATAAAGCGGTAGTGAATCTCTACCAACTGCTCACGAGTGCCGTCTTCCTTTTTGACGGCTTCATGCACGAGAATCTTCTCAATCAGGCTGTTCAGAAGACCGGCATCCAATTCAGTAATATTGACATACTGCTTTACCAGCGCCACCCATTTCTCGGCGTCTGCCTCGGTTCTGGCGGCGGCATCAATCTCAGTACGAAGTTCCTGAATCCTTTTGTCGAGTTTCTCCTGCTCCTTCTGATACTTCTCGGAGAGCATATTGAAGTTATACTCCGTGATGCGTCCAGAAGACCAATCCTCATACATCTTAGCGAACAGCCCGTTGACTTCCGCTTTGCGCTTCTCAGCTTTGCTCAGCTCAGAAGTCTGCTTTTTCTTTGCGCTGTTACGCTGTTTGTCACTCGCATTGAGCACATGCTTCAGGAGCTTCTCTTCGCTTTTCTGTGCAAGCTGCGACCAGTATTGGAGACGAGACAAAACATAAGCGTAGAGAACGTCGTAGCGGATATAGTGCATCGAGCACTGATGAAGTCCCTGTCCGTTCTTACTGCAATGATAAAAGGCATACGGGACACTGTTCTGCTTGTTTACGCCATATGCCAGCGACCAGCCACAGTCGGCACACTTTACCAGCCCTGCGAACAACTGTGTTTTTCCATCCTTTGTCGGCCTACGCCTGCTTGCAATCTGCTCCTGTACTTGCCGGAAAAGTTCCTCAGAGATAATGGCCTCATGTGTGTTCTCCACACGGAACCATTCATCCTTGGGCTTGCGAATCTTCTTTTTGTTCTTGAATGAGATGGTGCTCTGCTTGTTGTGGATGCTATGCCCGATGTAGGACTCTTCTTTCAGAATGCTCTTAACCTGGGCAATCGTCCACGCATAGGCTTTTTCTTCTGGAGCTCCGGCATAAATGTGAGCAAAGGTTCCGTCTCTCTGAAAGTTTATCCAGCCCGCAGTCGGTACTTTTTCCTCAATCAGAAGTCGGGTTATCTTACCTGCGCCGATTCCATGCGCCGCCATGTCGAATATCTTCTCGATAATCCAGCGGTTCTCCTCGTCCACTATAAGGTGCCCTGTCTTATCCGGGTCTTTGATATAGCCCAGCGGAGCATAGGCTCCATAGTGAGCACCATTTGCGAAACGAGTGTGCATAGCAGCCTTAACCTTTTTGCTCGTCTGCCGTGCGTGCATCTCATTCAGAATGTTCAAGAAGGGAGCAAGCTCGCTCTCTCCGTTAAGTGTGTCCACATTATCGTTGATAGCGATATAGCGGACGCCCTTGCTTGGGAAATAGATTTCCGTATACTGACCAGTCAAAATGTAGTTCCTGCCGAGGCGTGACAAGTCCTTCGTGACGACGCAGTTGATTTTCCCGTCCTCAATGTCATCAATCATGCGCTGAAAACCCGGCCTGTCAAAGTTCGTACCAGACCATCCGTCGTCGATATATTCGTCCATCACAGTCAGTCCATGTTCTGCGGCATACTGCCGGAGCATCATCCGCTGCGTCTGGATACTGCCACTCTCGCCTTGCAACTCATCGTCTCTGCTCAATCTCAGATATAACGCTGTGAGATAAGTCGTTGTATTGTAAGGTTGTTTCAAGTCAAATCCTCCTTAAAAAGAAACAACCCACGCTTATACAATACTCGTATTTAAGAGTATAGCATAAACGTGGGCTAATTGACAGTCACAAATCTACAATTATCAAACTTTTCCGCATCCGTTGTCAGGAAGCGGCTACAGCGTGTAGGATTACATCTTCCAAGAGGGAAGTAAATGGCTTACCCTCTTTGGCAAAATGCTCCGATATCTTGATACGGACTTTCCCAATGACAAAATACTGAGCGTCGTCTTCGGTGCTATGTAAAGCGCCGTTGTCGGCGCTCTCTTTCTTTTTATCCATAGGCAAATATCCTCCGTGAAAAGTTTATAATAACATTTGTACCGTCACAAAATTGTGTTTTTATATACTGGCTCAAGGGGTAGCATTACCCATAAAGCACCATTCGCCATCCTCGGCATCGAAATACCAAATTGCTTTGGTATCCATCTCGACGAACGTGCTTCCGTTCGGGACGCCCTTGGTAGGTTTCTCATCGGTAGACCTACCGACATATTCGTTCACGAGGTCGCTGCGCTGTAAAGTAACCATTCTCAATCTCCCTCCTGACTATCGAGCGGATAGACGATATTGTCGTATGTCTCGACTCGCATTCTTTTACCATTAGTGTCATAGCGGCAGCCGTTCCCCGGCATATCACGCCACACTTTACGTTCTGAATCGAAAATATAATGATTCATACTATCCATCTCATAAAAGATACTGCCGTTCGGAACACCCTCAAGAGGCAGCTCATCGGTCGAGATACCAATATATTCATTTACAATCTCGCTGGTTTTAATCGTAACCATGTTGTTCCTCCTGTTGCCGCACTCGTCTTCGTCTAACGACGGCGGACATGTGCTTCATCAATTCCTTTGCTTTCTGGAGCTCAAGCGCATATGCCATCTTCTGCTCAATAGCCGCAACAATCTGCTCATATTGTTCCACATCGATAACTCGGTTGTCATCATATTCATGGTAGTCGAAGATAACCGGGCATTTATCGCGCCCGGTAATCATCGCAAACACAGGCGTACCGTAAAGCAACTCCCAACACTCATTGCCATCTGGCAGAGAAATGTTTGTATATGCTTTCAGAACCTCCATACGCAGGTAATAATCCTTGAGCTCAGGATGGTAGGCACCGGTATTAGGCTCAACTACAGCGTTGCAAACTCGTTCTACAAGTTTTTCCGCCTCGCCCATGCCAATACGAGGTTTAACTTCAAATGTAAACCTGGTATCCCTGTCGCCGGTATCGACGTGAAGCGTATAGGACTTCATCTGTCCGCACTTCTCATAAAGCTCCTTGAGCTTAGGAGCATTATCACTCTGCATTAGAATCGTCCTTGCTTTGCGGAGGAGTTGGACTTTCATCCTCCTGCTCCGGGTCTGCAGCCGAATTGTTCTTCTCATTATCCAGCCGCTCAAGCTCAAGAGCAACGTCAGTAGTGTACGGAGACTGCTCAATGACAGTGCGCACAGAAATAGCACCCATATCCTGTTGTGTCTTCAAATCGGCCATCAGGCTGTTCGTATCAACAGGGCGGCTTGTATTGAACGTAATGTTCAGGCTGTCGAACGCTTCGTCAGAATACTCCTTATGGATGCTGCGAAGCTTCTGAAGCTTTCTGAAATACTCAAAGCGCCGGAAGATGCCGTCAGTCATGGACTGAATAGTTTTCTGCGCCTTGTTATCTGTCTGGCTGAACAGGTACTTTAGGGAAACCTCGGAGACATTCGAGATGTTTGACTGTCCATACATTGAGGCTGGGATACAGGCGACGGCATAGAACTGTTGAATCAGATGCTCCAACAGTAACTGAACGCTGTCGCTGTCGAGTGTACTTGCCGCCCATTTGAAATCGCTTTCGCTCTTGTCGTCAAGGTTCAGTACGGGGCCGACAATATCCTTCGGAATCATCGAATCAATACGCTTGCCCTGCACCACTCCGATAGGATTCAGAGACAGGCAGATAACTGCATCGTCCATCATGGACATCAGATACTCGATGGCGTCCATAATCGGTATCAGGTCATCTACGAGGCCGTCACCGAAGATATCAGTCTTGTCAAGGCTCACGTAGTGAATGGGCAAACCGGTAAGGTTAGGCTTCTCATCAATCAGCGAGTGATTATGATATGTCTCCACTCTGTCAGGATAGTACACAATATAATGGTCTGTCTGCGTATCTTTATCCTTCCAGTGCTCAATAAAACTGGTATAGTTGTAATGGGAATCATAGACAGGGAATGCGTCCTCGTTCGCAATCACATGGGAGCGAATCGTGTCTCCGTCAAGATACACATACTCAAACGCATTGCCGAATTTGTATAAGTCAGATACCAACTCATAGTCAACCTTCGGATAACGTCCCTTCTTATAAATCTGGTTGAAGTCTGTCATAATTTCCGGCTCTCCAGAAATTGATAGCTGGCGACCGACAACATATGAGGTATGAGCCTCTACGATAGACTTGATAGTATTAAACACCATCTTACTGGTGGTAAATGTTCCATCCTTAAATTCCATGTTCTGTCGTTGCAGAATGCTATGCTTTCGGAGAAGGTACTCCCTAATCCGAAAAACATCGCTAATTCTGACAACATGCTCTGGCCGTCGGATTTCATCCAGGAACCAGAGCTTGTTCTCTCTATTGAAAATGCTCATCTGTCCTCCAAACCGCGTGCAGGAAGCTTCTTACGCTTTTTGCACACCTTTTCATTTTGGCGGCTCATTTTGCCTCTTTGGATTTCCTTTGACACTTTCATAAAGCGCTTGAGTTTTTCCTCAAAGGACAGCGACCGCTCTGTGTTGGTGCTTTCACTCATCATCTTCACCTGTAGTCAATGTAGTTTGGGCTTTCCTTTGCCCCAAATAAAGCCATAGCAAACGCCATGACCGTATCATCGTGATATCCGATACTTGCCTTGGCAGAACCATCCTTATAAACAAACATCTTCATCTCATTCAGAAGCACGTCAGAGTTGATGCAAAGCATATCCTTGGAGTGCATTTCAACGAAATCATCAATGATGCGTTGTTTGCTCTGCTTTGTGGTTTCAAATCCAGGCTTCCGTTTACTGGTTCCGCGTGCATCCCAGCTCTTATACTTGTACATCAGCGGATAGGATACATCGTTATAAAGTCTGTCACATACCGTCTGTCCGGCAGACGCCTTTTCCACAACAAGGTATGCCGTATTGAACCAGCGTCCGAGCTTCTCAATAACCTCAACAAATTCAAACGGCTTAATCTTGTTGCTTCTGAACTCCGCGACTTGGAAGCCCTCTCTGTCAATAACCTCTGCTACAGAATAGTCGGAGCTTCCGCCAAGCCCTTCCGCACTGTCAACTCCGATGAAATATCGAAGACCCGGTTCCGGTTTCTCCCAAAGAGAAAAGCCCCGGTTGTACCAAGGCTTCAAGACATCCGGTAAAGACTCCGGCATCGGTATCGTCTTTGTTTTCTTATTCTCAATCCGCTCATGTACTTTCTTATTGTCGAACACGTTATCGCCTGTGCTTATAAAAGCCTCAGACGGCGTGGAAGGAAACTCCTGCGCAAACTGGGTTTCAGAACTGTTTGATATTTTGAGGCGTCTCCACACAATCTGCTCCATCGTAGCGCCTCGATGGTATAGAGCAAGCTCCGCACTGTCGAGTTCCTCAACCGTCGGAAGACTGCCGTTGAGAGCCTTATATCGTTCTGCAAACTGATGGTACTCGTCCTCGAACATCAGCCTGTCTTCAATCCATCCAAAGAAGAATGGACGGTATAAGCTCTCGCCCTGCGCTGCCTTTAGATACATATCCGAGAAAAAGTTAAAGCCGTTTGCGGTGCTTTCGACGATTATCTGTCCGTTCGGAGTGAGGCATTGCTCAATGGCAAGAATCTGTCTGTCAATATTCTCGTTACAGAATGCCGCCTCAGAGACATGAACGAACCGAAGTGTACTGCCTCGGACAGATTCCTTTGTGCCGCACGAAATAACTGTAATGCGGCTGCCGTTTTCGAGCTTAAGCTCCTTGCGGTTATTGTTGATTAGCCTTGGACGGATTGCCTCCGGGATGCTCCCATAAAGCTGTTTCAGCTTGGTGAAGATACCGTCTGCGCCATCCAGACTGTGCGCCATTAGGAGGCAGGATGTATTTGGGTATCGAATCGCAAGCCAGATTGAGTATGCACAGCTCAGTACACTAATCCCCAACTGTCTGGACTTCAAAACCACGTTGAATTTGTCCATCTCATTGAGCAACTGCTTCTGTTGAGGATTAGGCACAAATTTTACGAGCTTACCTCTCTTATCTACGATTTTGACAAAGGTTTGGATGAAGAGCAGCGGGTCATCCAGAATCCGCTGTAACTTCTCCGCATTTGTCAAACCGCGTCGCCTCCATCCGTAGGAACGGCGGGTGCCTCGACGGGTTCGGCTTTGATAGTCTCGACGGGAAGCTCTTCAACAACCGCTGCCGATTCGGGAGCTTTCTCCTCGGTGACAGGCAAACCCTTCGCCGTCTTCTTCACAGGCTTACTCTCATTGCGATGAACATAGCGCTCAATAATATCAGCTACCTTGTCCTCCCGGTCAAAGAAGAAAAACTGGCGTCCATCAATCGTTTGGACTCCATGCAGATACTTCAGTCCACCGGCGTCAATGATAACCTTTGCGAGCCGTCTGTCAGCCTTATAGTGGGGCTGGCTCTTGTTGTGTTGACGGCTATCACTGGTAGGGAAACCAGCGCCCTTGACGCGGCCATCCTCATCTACACGAACAGGCTTGCTTCCAAGCACGCCCGTCATAATCAGGAAGTCATGAACCGCCTTATACTCGTTGATGTTATTGCCGTTCTGAATTGCGTCGGAATCAATCTCAACCTCTGCCTCTTTGAGTCCGTTCGCGTCATACTTAATCTTTACACTCATTTCAGTTATCTCCCTTCCGCTCCGCAGCACGCTTCTCAGCCTTGTACTGCTTGATGATGTTCCATACGCCGGGGTCTTTGTCGAAGAACCACACGCGAGCGCCCTCAACATATCTGTTCGGTGCGACACGACACAGCTTGTCGAGCAAGCTACAATTTGCCAGTCTGTAAAGCAGTTCCTCATCTGTCACAAGATATGTATCGTATTCTTTACGCTCTCCGTTATTTCTGCTATCCATTTTCTATCCTCCATTGTTATTCGATTTCACTGATTTTTGTTTGATTGAGAATAGCACTGAGTTCATCCTCACCGCTGTCCTCGAAGAATTTCTCGCTGAATTTCGCAAAAGCCTGAAATGCTTGTACGTCTTCCTTGGCTTTGTCAAAGTAGATTTCGTAAAGCTCTATAAGCTTTTGGCTATGCAGACGTTTCAGTAGATACTTTACTGCCGCCTGTACTGACTCCTCTGCGAGCCACCGCTCGCAATGTGCCTCGTCCATACCGTCAGTGAAAACTTGATATTGAGTTGTTAAATCCTCAAATGTGTCCACCTTTTTTGGCAGTAGATTCTTGGCGTACTTCCAAACGATATAGTACACCTTAGACTGAGACGGTAGCATCTCGTGGAGTCTCTGAAGCAGCGACTGCTCTAACTGGCAACTTTTACCGTTACCGCCTTTCTTTGTTCCCGCCATTGCTTCCTCCAAAATTATGTCTTGACATTTATTACATATTTCCCGTTGTATGTTTCGCTGGAAACCATAATAATGTCCTTTTGCCTCTCATACAAAACAACCGTCTCCCATTTAGGGCAGAACCGTTTCTCAATCGGTTGAGCCAATTCAAAGGGATGAGGCGGTAATTCAATATGTTTGTTGCATGTAAGTATCCCATCGCTGTTGCGATAGATTATCTCGCTTACTTCCTCTCGTTCCGTAAAAGCTGAAAAATAATTCGCTGATTTGCTCTCAAGAATTGGTACTACATAATCGGTGATTCCAAGCATATTATACCAGTATATATTAACATCCCTGAACATCCCGCCCTTGTTATAGAAACCGTAGTAAAAACTATCGACGGCAAGTATCGTTTCCCATTGATACGCCGAATATGTTTCATAATCGTCGAATAATACTGCAACAAGAGGCAGGGTACCTCCGCAGTATTTTCGGAAATAGGGTTGCTTGATTACGTTCGGGTTGATTTTTTCCGGGTTTGGGATAAATGTATAATGATTATCAAATGCTTTCCCTCTTGATACACTGAGGTCTACATATATGGGCTCTTTCCCTGCAGAGATGGCTTGGTTCAAATACAAACCGTCCTCAAAAGAGAAAAATCCTCCAATGTCTAAATCCGTGTGTTTCTGAATAATCCGACAGGAATAGTAACTGTCCATATCATTCGTTAACACGAGGTAGTAGTCCTTGGGAGTTATTTCACGGTACCAGCGCGGCAGCTTTCGTTCTAATTCAATATCCAAAGCGCTGCGTAAGAGGTGAAGAAAGCGTAGCTATTTAGACTACCACTACCTTCCCCGCTTGCAGTTCAGCTTGGCACCTCATACAAGTCCCTCCCTTCGTGAGTAGATTCATCGTTCATAAAAATGCGTCACTTAGACACAGTGCGTTTCCGGCCACGCACAGGAGCCTTAGATTCGTCACCTTTGTCCTGCTTATCAGGCTTGATGGCATTCTTATTCTTATCCAGCGGCGGTCTTGTGAATGTGCCGTTGAGTTTCGCTGCGTATGCAGCGTTAATCCCATTTGCAATTTTCATATGCACTTCTTCCGTCATGGAGCGCTCTCCGTTAAATACGTTTGAGATATGCCCAGCGCTTAAATCGCAATACGCTTCAATATCCCTGACAGAAACACCTCTCAGCGAGGCGTAGTTTTTTAATTCGCTTGGACTGAGCATGAAATCACCTCGTTTAGAAAAATTAAGCAAAAAGTAACGGGCAGGGGTATTTCACCCCGCCCGTAGACTTTTCAGAGTGAATATGGAGTGAGTTGAATTAAACAGTCTTTCTGATGACCGCGACACCTGCGGTATCAAGCAGCTTGACAGCGTAGAGGCTGGAAGCAATGATGTCGGTAGCAAGCAGCTTGGACTCGCGCTCCTCCTCAATCTGAATGTCACGCTGGAAGACATAGCCAAGCGCGTCGCGCTTCACGATGTAAGTCTTGCACTCGGAAGCGGTAGAATCATAAGTGTTGTTGTTGCACACAATCACGGGGATGCCCATGAAGTAGCCAACGACGCCATCCACGACGATACCGTTAGACTGCTCGTCCTTATTGAAGGTCTTCTCCACGCTGGTGAAAGCATCCATCGCATAGAGGGAGGCCAGGACACGGCTGTTGACGACAATACCGGCGAAGCTATCGGTGTCGATGTCGTCACCGAACAGGCCAAGAGCGCCCATCAGTTCAGCGAAGGTGATAGCATCAGCGCCAGCGGCGGCCTGCTTGTACACCACACCGACGTCCATAGCGTCAACGAGGTCGGAGTCAATCTTCTTCGCCATAGCCTCGGCAACCTGCAGAACCATGTTATCCATGACACGACCCTTAATCTGGGCAGCCTCAACGTCATAGACACGGGCAGCGCCCGCAACCTGATTGATAGTGGCAGACATGTCGGTCATATCAACGGCGGCAGGAACGATAGCAGTACCCTTAGTCACATTCGCAGCGGTCACAACACGGTTCAGCTTGGGGAAGTGAACGGTATTGCCATACTGCATAACCTCGGGAATAGCGGTAGTTGCGTCAAAAGCGACGCGACCGATGCGCAGCGCAACGTCCAGCTTGGCGTTTACGGCATCGGCAAATACTTCAGGAATAATAAGAGCCATAATATTTCACAATCCTTTCAATTAGTTTTTGAACCGTTTCCTCGCATCGGGGTCACGGCGGAAAAGTTCAGCCTTCTCGTCATAACTCATTCTGTCATAATCGGCCTTCGAGATAGGCTGGTTGCTCTGGTGACCGGAGGGCTTATACCCATCAGCGGCCAGACGTGCGGAAACAAGCTTTTCAATCTCGGCGCTGAACGAATCAGCGTCAATATCCGATTTCAGATAGTCCGCGATACCCGCATCAATACTGTGAGACTGGAGGGAGGCTTTCAGGCTCAGTAATTTTGACTGTGCCTCGTTTTCCTTCTCCTTGCGTTCAAGTTCCGCAAGGCGCTTTTCAAAATTGCGCTCGGCCTCCGTCTTTTCAACAGGAGTAAGCTCCGCAACCTTTGCCTCCAACGCCTTAATGTCCTTGGAATACTTGGTACGCACTCTGTCCTCCGCAGCCTGAATAGCCTTGTTATACTCGGCTTTCGACATGGTGACTGTCTCCTCAGCGGGATTTGTATTGGTATTTTCGCCACCGGGAACCTCGACCTGAGTTGCCTGATTAGTCCCCTCAGCGGTAGTTTCAGTAGCAGTGTTATTCTTAATATCTTCCATAACGATTTCCTTTCCGGTTCGCTGCCTAACAGCCCTCGTGAGTTCTGTCCGCAGCGCCCCTTTTGTCGTTTTGTTTATGAAGGAGGTGTACCGAATAACGGCTCGGTACCACGCCGGGTAATGTCCCTCGCTCGAACATCGATGGAAGTCGATGGAAAAGGTATGGAAGGAGGATGAGGTTGGGGCATTACCAAGGCTAATTCATGGTGTTATTCGCACCGACCGTTCGCACACCTTTAGTTTTCGTCCGCAATCCTCTGTATGGTCGTTACCCCATACGCCCATATGGGTGAGGAAAGTCAGATTGGAAAACAGTGTGCAAATGGCTGATATGAAAGATTTATATCCACGGGCAGAGAAGTTATGCCCAGAGATACCAAATAAAATGAGGGGGCTGACAGAGCGATTACCCCGCCAGCCCTATATCTGAAAGATGTGCTTTCTGAGATTATCCACGCCGTATCAGAGCGCAATGATGCAAACGCCCTTAGTGCTACAGAAGAGGATAACAATACACGCCCACAAAACACATACCTTCCACAATAATATCTTGCACCGTTACTCGTTAGTTCTGATGATATTCAGAATTTCGGTTAGGCGCTTCGCAGAGAAAGTGGTTTTACCCATAAGCCACTGGGAAAGCACCGCAGGGGAGATTTCCAACTGCGCTGCCAACCACTTCTTTTTCCGTCCAGTATCATTAAGGTATTCCTTAACTTGGCTCTGGATAGATACGGCTGAATCCATCGCGCAGCCTCCCTTCGTGTGAAAATGGTTTTGGTATGATTTGCAACACCGTGTCACACTCCAGCCTTGCGGTTACTTGGGATAGCTTTCCCGCTGGGCGAAGGTCGATTGTACTCTGTAGCTGTAAACGTCATTACCTTACCCTGATAATCTTCGATTGGGGCAAAGCGTCTCACAGATGCCAGATTGAGCTCTCCAAGCCCATACTGTCTGCTTCAGTTGATGACTTTGCAGATTTCCGAGCAAATTGCATCTGTCCGCACGCCACCTCCGCTCGGTGACTTGAGCAGAGACTTGTGCGTAAATACCCAGATGTAAATTTGCGGAGCGAGGAATGTCTTGTTCATCGCTTTCTGCACATCTACATCACAACAGATGAACGTGCGCTCACTCTCCACGGTATTAGGGATATATTCATAAGGAAAAACCTGTGAGTACACAAGACTGCCCGCATCGTCAACTACTTCACCGTTATCATTGAGCAGTTTCACTATTTCCTCGTTTGACAAAATATCGCTCATTAACTGGTTCTTGTAGTCGAAAAACTCCTCAAGCTGCACTTGCGAAAACACCGTCTTTCCTTATGAATGATTCTTTTTTTGTCCCATCAATCCCAGTCGTGGACTGAGTTGTGTTGCCTAAAAATATTTTTATTTTCTTCCATTATATGCTTTGTGACATACTCTCAAATAGCGGCAGAAGCCCTTGCAACACAAGGGATTTTGAGCCCTTCTATTCCCCATAAATCCCCTTTTTTTCAGGGTGATGATTTATCAAATCTGCGCAAGCGCTGCAATACTTCTGCCTCCGTCCAGAACGGAACACCGGCTTCCCACAGTGCTCACAATTCATGATACCTCCATAGCCCTTATAGCGGTCATAATAAAGGACGAGGGAGTCCTCGTCCGGCTTCTCGATTATGAAAGCAACCTCTCCACTGTTACGCAGAATTGGCACCGTGAAAGTGGCCGAGGCAGGAGGCTTATCTTTCGTCAGCTTATAGGAAGTGTTGATGCGTGTAGAATACCGAACGATTCCCGCCTGACAGATGCGGTTCACACGCTTTGTCGGTTCATTGCCGCCTACTCTGCGATTCTCCTGTCGCCCTATTACCGTCTTGGTATTGGAGTCGTATTTGTATCTCCATGCGAGCCTGTACAGTTCTGCGTTGCATTCATAAATTTGCTCATACGGAATCATCTTTGCAGCGCACAAAAATACAAAAGCGAGGCGTTCGGTATCATCGTGTCCTAACGCCTCGATTTGCTCCAGCTCTTCTTTATAGATTGTGACAGTCTGTGGAGTGTTCTCCCTGTCTTCCGGTGCGTTCTCTCGCTTAACAGAGGAAATAATATCTTGAATACTCGCATTGATGTAATCTTCCGTCATACCGCGAAAGTAATCCGATGCCGCCGCTCGAAGTCTTTCCGTAATCTGTCTGCCTGTATATGTCGTCTTATTGACGAGATACCAAGCGGCAGTCCGTAGCTCATTTCTGGCGCGGACGCTTGTGCTTCCGATACCGTTCTTGAGTATCCTCTTGGCCTCTGCCGTTCTGTCAAAACAAATAGTGCTCATGCAGCCACCTCCTTATGATACGGCTTGTATGGGATGACGCAAAGAATGAGTTCATCCAGTGCCGCCCAAACGGTGGCTTCCGCGCACCGATTTTGTTTTACTAATTCTACGAGATAATTATATGCCGCCTGCACATCTCCGCCGACGAGCTCAAGGATGATACCTCTGATGTGCGTATGCAACGCATCAAAACGCTCTTTGGTATCCCTGGCAATCTGCTTGTTGCTATCCGTGCAGACGGTATTGTTGCTTCTGGTGATGAAGCGTCTCTGCCGCTGAAATAAGTCCACCGTCGCGGCGATATCCTCCATGATGCCGTTGTCGAAATCCTGCTTCGTCGCAAACTCCGGCAACATGTTGCGAGCGCCCTTATGCTTTTTCAAGTTGCGCTGCAGGTATTCAAACCGGCGGCAAATCTTGTTCATATTGCACGGCGTATCAATGGCTGGAAGGTATCTGCGATACTTGTCAACCATACGCTTGCTTTCATCGTCCAGAGTATCGTAATCGGCGTTGAGAAGCTCTATAAGCTTCATGCCGCCATTGAACTTGCTTACGCTGTCAAAAGCCTTGTCATACTTCACCAAGTCTCTGTCGAGCGTTTCATATATGTATCGCATGAACATTGGTTTTCCATCAGGAATTAAAGCGTTGTGCCTGCGAATCCGCTCTTGCTCTTCAGGAGAACACGCAGGAACTCGTTTCGGAATACCGTCGCCGTCCAGACTCTCCATTTGCTCCAAAGGCATACGTTCCTTGTTCCATGCGGACGGCTTCATCGGAGGAATGCCGGTCTTAATCTTATCAATCTCCACCCCGACAAGCTCACTCACGATTTTGATTCTACGGGAAAGCTCATCGTACTCAGGAGACCCCTTCTCGTACTTATCACGCAGAGCATAAAGGCACGTTGCCTGATTGGATAAACTGCCAACAGCCGAGTTCAACCCACGAATATCTGCTTCAATCATACTCTCAAAAGTGATTGCTCCCTTGAGCTGCGCACCAGCGCTCGGATACAGAATCGGAACGGGGTTCCTTTGCGCTCCACCGATAAGAATCCTGTCGTTGGAGCTGAAGCACCTATCGCCGTCGAAATCGCAATTCTGAAGCGCCAGCGTATTCACATCATGGATGGAGAGAATAAGCCCGCTCTTAATGTGCGAATACCATCGGAGCATATCAGGCGTCTTTGCCAGCCCACATACAGTCACCTCAGAAGCGTCAATCAGCGGGGAGCGCATCAGGACAACTTGCTCAGATGTCGGAGCCGCTTGATTCCAATATGCGGAGTAAATCATGTTGGCGGGTATCAGGCCGGTAACTTCGATATGCTCATCACCGTCAACAGCGTGGGCACGAATGATGTGTTGAATTTGCGCCACCGGGTCAGACACAATAAAGCTATATCCGCCTCGGCACAGGAGCTTTCCAATCTTCGCACCGTTGAACTTGGACTCCGCCTCTCGAAAAATGAGCGCCTGAATGTGGGCATCCTGCAAAATGTCATAGTTGTGTGCGACGGCTCGCTGCAAAAGACTCGCGGACGGATTTGGTGCTCCCATACTATCCTCATTAGAGGATGATAGCCCTTCTTCGCCATCAGAAAAGCCAACAAGAGTCTGATATACCGTATCAATATCTCCTCTGCAAAGCTTCGTCAAGAGCTCCTCAGTGTGCTCGCATAGGCCGTCGATATCCTCGTCAGATAAATCCAGAGCCTGAATGTATTGATAGTTCAGAGCCCGGTAATAATCATCTCTCTCCTTATTGGCGATAACTACGCCCCACCTCAGTCCGTAGCGTTTCATAGAAGCTTGATGATACTGCCATCCACCATGCTTGCCATAGATTTTCCACATCTTAAATTGGCTTGTGGAGAGCAGAACGTCAATATCGTCCACGGAATACTCGGTGCCGTAGATATCTCGAAGCACGGTGACGCCGCCCTCACGGCAATATGCCTTAAAATCAAACGACACGACTAAGCCTTTACACCAAGGCGCACGGAGGATGTACTCGCTCGGCGTATAGCCTCTGGTTCCATCCAGATACCCAAGCTCACGGGCAACCTTCTCCATCCACTCCGGGTCTGCCAGTCCCTGCCCGTCGAAACTGTTCAAGGCGTCAAAACCCATCTCTTTGTCATCATAGAAGTGCCTGGTAATCTTCTTATCCACTCTTTTGTTTTTTCGCCCGCCTGCGCTCTCTGTCTCGATATAATCAATCGGCATGTGCGGTCTGATTTCCTCATAATCGCTTACAACGCAAACGCGAGGTGCAGACTGTAGAAATCTCATGCCAGATTCAGACAGTCCGACATAAGCATTCCACTTTGACACACTGAAGCTCTCGCCAAGCTCATCCGGCGTGATACCACAGTAGAGAGACTCCGTCAGATATTGTTGCATCACATCCCAAACGAATGTGATGGTGTTATTTCTCAACTGGCCGCTTCCGGCGCAGAGTCGAACGTAATGGCGTCCATTAACACAGAACCCTGTGTGCACGAGCTGACTATACTCATCTGCGACCTTCTTCGCTTGACGCCCGCTGGCACTCGGTACGACGATGTTAATGATAGCATCGCGCACAGCGCAATCAGCCAAACCGTTCTCCGCATAGAAATCATCAATCTTGCCGGTGAGCTGGCTGGTCGATATAGGAACCAGCTCACCATTGATAATAGCGTCTTCGTTTGTGTATTTCTCGATAGTACCTCCGTTGCCGATGATTTTCTCCATCGGCAGCTTGTAGATATAAATTCGTTCTTCCATATTAGCTTTAGTCCTCCTTCTCAATTCGCCATGCAGACTTATAATTCTTTTTCTTCCCGTCAACGAGTCTGCTCGTTGAAAATTCTTTTACCTGAAACGGCAGATGCCTCTCACGCAGAGCGGCATTGATAGAATCAATCCCTTTGAGCTGATGGCCGTCCTGCCGCACATCCAGCTTGTCAATGAGTTCTTTTCTGTCGGCTCTGCCCAACATAACGACCCCAACCATTCGTTCAAGGTAGCTCTTGATACCAAAATCATCCTTTGCCACCTGATAAGTGTACGAATCATTCTCTGCGTCATAAAAGCCGAAAACCTTTGAGATGTACTTAGAGAACCCGTAATCACCCAGGTTTTTCATTCGGCCATAAAGAGCAACATCTTTGGCCTTCTTTAAGAACATGAGCTGATTGACACGCTTCTCCATCTTACCGTCAACCAGCACGTCATATATGACTCCGCTTGCGTCATTCTGCCGAGGATACTTCTTTAATAGCTCCTCTGTTGAGTTAGCAAGCAGATATCTCGCCATCGCCAATTTTCGATTCGAGGCACTTTCAAACCCTCCAAGCTGTTGGTTTGTGATGTTTCGGATATATAGATGTACCATGTCATCGTCTGACTGCACGCGCTTTCTTCCGGCGCACTGAATGACCGTATCCACGTCCTTCATGTCGATAACGATATGCTTCACCTCGGTGTCGATGATATTGGCTCCGCTGTCAAAGCACGCAGTCGTGATGAGGAACGGTGTCTCAAATCTCTCATTACTGAGCATTGCAGATATAGCCTCCTCGTCCACATGGCAGTAGAGAGAATTGCTCTTTGAACAGTTGAACGTAGCCACATCTCGAAATCGTTTGTACAGCTCATACGCTGTGCGGGCTCGGTGGATAAAGAAGATTGCCTTCTCGCCACTTTCCAGAAATCTCTTGGCGAGCTCATCCAACATGTCGTCCTTACCAAAAAACGTCAGACTCTGAATATGACTGTAGTTTTGGGGTATCTCATAATCAATCGTCTGTATCTGCCGCTTGATATTGATATAGCTCTGGATATCATCAATCGTTGCGGACATGAAAATACGGACAGAATTGTTTTGTTGAAGCACAGCCTCAAACGATAAATCCGTCCGATTGTTGAATGCCGAGTCTGAAACAAAATAGTGTGCTTCATCCACGACTATGTACTTATACTGCGACAGGTTTGTCTCTCTGCCATAAAGCAAGAGTTGTTCGTAAAACTGGTATGTACGAATGTCTATAGTGTCGTCTTTTGATTCTCTATCCACCTCATACTGGAACTGATTGATTGTGTTCTCTCGATGAAGTAAGAGAAGAATTTTCTCACCATGTGCCTTCGCATACTCATACAGCTTGTTTTTGACGAAGAAGCTTTTTCCGTCGCCTGTCTTTGCCCGGATGGTTACAATGTCACCGGGCTCCCATTTTGCGATTTCATCGTTTGAGATGATATCGCTAACCCATACCTTTTCCATATTATTTATATGTCTCCTTCTTACGTTACTTCAGTTAAATAACAGATTTGCCACATCCTCTACTGAAGATTTCTTCATAAAAAATTATCCGTTCCTGCGCTCGTAATCTTCGATATACGCAGAGACTCGCTCATGCTGAGCGGAATTGAGAGCAGCCTTCCCGTTTATGAATTCAGAGAATATCGTCTCTGGAATCTTACAGGTTTTTGCAACAAACTTCTGTTTCAGTCCCCATTGAGCCAAGAAAAGCTTTGTGCGCTTTGCAGTTTCCATCTGCGTCATAAACATATTCATCGTTGATTCTCCTTCTATATTGCGAAGGAGGCAGCCGGTATCAACCAGCGGCCTCCATACACATTTTTATTCGATTGTATTTAGAGCCAGCTCGTGAGAGCAATCGTCTTCGATGCGTGGTATGCCTCACTTTCGTCAGTCAGCTCAAGCCCGATACTCTTGCCCTGTGCGCCCTTGCCAACCTTAATCGTAATGGTGTTTCCAGATTGCGCAGAAATTGAGACGAGGCTCTTGATTGCATCTGGCACAGACAACGACCATACCGGCGTAATGGTTGTGTCCTCTGTCTTGCCGTCTTCCTGATAGAAGGTAGCAGTGTAGGTTGCGGAACCAGAGGACGTTATAGAATCCTTCCCCGTAATGGTACAGACAAGCTCTACAGGAACTGCATTGACTTGGACAAACGCCGTCTTGCTAATATTGTGTTCTTTCCAAGTGCAAGTAACGTAGCAGGAACCGACGCCGACAAACTCCGCATGACCGCTCTTTGACACAGTGACGATTTCGGCGTCAGAACTTGTCCATTCAAGCGTCGCGTTACTGACAATCTGGTCGCCGAAGAATGCCGTCGCATGGAATTGCGCTTCCTCGCCTTGTGTATAGGAACCATCTATGTTGACGGACAGAGAACGCTCCGGCTGATTGCTTGGAGCAACAATCACAGATGCCACAATTCTGGCTATGCCGGTTTTGTAGTTGATGCTCACGATAGAGTACCAGTTTCCCATCGCATTGAATTCGTAATCAATACCAAGTTTCCTTGTCTCCTCATTGTCTCCTGTCATCATCTCGACGTTGCCGTTGATTTCAACGAACATATGAGAATCGGCTTGCGTCGGCGTTGTGCTCGTCAAGTCGTAGGCAAAACACGGAAGGTTGATTTCCTCGCCCGTCTTCGGGTTGTATGCGCTCAACATCACATCTGCGTTGATTGCATCGCTTCTACGATAGGCTTTATTTTCCAAACTCTCTTGGTTAAGTACCAGATACGTTTTGCCAGAGAAATTGATGAGTGACCCCGGTTCAACCCCACGGGGATAGTCGTCAACAGCGAGAGTTTTCAGGTTGCAAAGCTCTGGATTAGCCGGATAATAGAACGAAATGTTATCGTTCGTCTGGTTCGTGTCTTTGTTCCGCCGGAAGAAACAGCGATACTCATTACCCGTCCAGTAGTCGCTCACAACAGTACCTTCACGCTGAAGGTAATCCCAGAATTGCTCGTTCGCAACATTATATATGTCGTGGGCTGTCTTGTAATACGGATTCTCAACCCCCGTGTCTTGTGGATAACGATAGTCCATCCTATATCACCTCGCTGTTAATCCTTAAAGATATGCGTGAAATCACTTCCACGACCGCCCTCTACCGGCTCATCGGGAATCTCGTCAATCTTCTGCTTAAGCCTCTGGATGCGACGCTCAAGAAAGTTATATGCCTCGCTTGTAGTGGCAAACTCCGTCTCGACTGTACGGAAAACGTCGATGTTGTTGGTCAGAGACTCAAGAACCTCCAAAATCGCGCAGTGCATCTTGCGATAATCCGTATCCTTTTTGTATATCTCGCTTGGTTCAAGCCCATTTTCCGAAAGATAAACGAACATCTCCTCCTTCGGATAATACTGCTTGTGGTTAAGATAAATCATCAGCCTGTCGTAGTTGCTCACATTCACATGAAGCGCCTGGTCTTCGGGATAATAATATGTGTTCATTTGAAATTCCTCCTACAGTTATTTATTCTCCAGATTGAAAACAATCATATTCTGACATCCACCCGGTTTGTCTATCACATGGAATACTGTGCTCCGAATGGAATAGACCAAACCGTCAATCGCAATTTCGCCAAGTTCACGCACGAACCTGACTTCATCCATCGACATGAACTGTACTGTCTCATCATTGCCGAGCAATAACAGCTCATCGTCAAGGTAAAACCTGCACGCAATGATATTGTGGTTTACTTCATAGACGGCATACGCCTTGTTCTCTTTGCTTTGGACGACGCACTTAAGCCGATAAGCGCTGATAATATCGTCTTCGTCAAAGTACGGGTCAATCAGGTCGAGGAACAGTTTCTCTTCATCGTCTGTCCTAACCTCTTTCAAATATAATTCTGGATTTTGCATATCATCGCGTCCTTTCCGTCAAAGGTTTCTTTCTTAGGAAGCCTGTGAAGATTTCTTCCTGAAGATTTATTATAATTCCATTCAATATAGCGCCTCATCAAGCAGGCTGAAACCCGTTGTGGCACAAGGGCTTCCGAGGGGTACTTTTTTCCAACAGCCGCTCATGTTTTGCCTCCCTCATCATCGTCAAGTAATCCAAAGGACTTCAGGTGTTTTCTTACAAACGGGTCTGCCAACGCACGCTCTTCCACGTTCTCTCTGCCAACCCAATGCTCATGCTTCCATTGCTCCCAAAAGTCTCCGCCGCAATATCTGGGGCTTGTCACATCTCCATAAGCCCACGCATCCCACGGATTGTCGTAGCAGCCAGCCCAACCATATCTCCAGAAGTAGACTTCGCTAATTGTCCACTCTCTGTGCTCGTTCTCATCTGATTCTTCTTCTGTCTTAAAGCATTCAAAATCCAATGGTATAGCCCACCTTTCAGAAAACATATATTTCCCTTCAATATAGCACCTCATCAAATGCCTCGTAATCCATTGCGCCGCAGTGGGTTACGGGATTTAATTTTTTTGTATCCACCTCGTTGCCTCGCCCATCAACTTCAACGAAACGGTAATTCTCCTCCAATATAGTATCTCATCAAGCAGGCCGAAACCCGTTGTGGCATAACGGCTTTTTCGGAATCTCATTCATAACAGCCGACCGAATGAGTGAGCGTCAGAAGAAGCCGTGCGCTACTTTCCATCCAATAAAGCACCCCATCAAGTTGACCCAAAAGCGTTAGTAGACCGAGCTTTTTAATGTGTTTGATTTTTAAACATTTCCGAAAATCATTTCTCGTTGCCGACTTAATCCTTGACGGTTAAACGAGTATTCGACGATGGTTCTCTGCCTCATGTATTTGCAATCTATGCAAGGCTCGCTGTAACTAACTTCTTCATTATTGGCGCTTCATCACACGCGCCAGAACCTCTCTATATATAGGCGGTTCAAAGATTTATTTTTTCCTTGCGTGGAATCTTGCTCTGTTCCGGTGTGTTATGAGAAGGCGCCCGACGGATAGACGTTATTCCAAGCGTTCGGACGTTTCCCCTCCATACTAAGAATATAGCAAGAACCCGCAATCCATTGAAATTCAATGGCTGGCGGGGTTTCATTTTTGTCAACGGGGTTAAAGGGACGCTTGTTCAGAGCCGAGGCGTCTAATCTCTACCATATATAGTATTTCATCAAGTAGTCTGAAAACCCTTGCGCCGTAATGGTTTTATGGCTGCTTGATTTGTCAACACTTCCAGAAAATTCAGATGCAAGCCGGATAACTCCATCCAATATAGCTCCTCATCAAGCGAGCAATAACCAGTTGTGTCGTAATGGATTACGGGTTCGTTTGACTCTCAACACATCCAACATCTCTGGACATTACCACCCTTTTTATACGGGAACCTTATATATAAAGCTTTACGTTCATTTGTGGTGGTAGAGTACGATAGCCAAGGAACTGGCAGTCGCCTCGGCAATGGATGGTAGCAGTTTCGCCTGACCACCTGGAAAAGAGAAGAACGCTATTTCCCTTCCAATATGGCATCCCATCAAATGCCCGGAAAACCGTTGCGACACAAGGGTTTTTGAGGGGTAATTTTTGTAAACTGTCAGGAACATTGCCTTTCAACCTATGAGTTCTTCCACGTATCTGCGAATCATCAGCCTTTCTATGGCGTTCTTTCTATGAGCGAGCAAGCGCTGCGTCGTGTGCATCTGAGTCTCGTCAGACATGTGCTCAAACTGTCCAATAGTAGGAACCTGTGTATGACTCTCCCGCATGAGTCGCAGGATGTACGCTTCTTCTGCCGGGGTGAACTTCTCCTCGCCAGCGGCGTGAGGCATATATGGCCTGTTGTCTTCGGTGACTTCGGATGTATCTTCATCCTGCCAGCTATGAATGTGCGGCGGCGTATCGGTTCGGACCCCCTTCGCCATCCTTTCGCGGACAGCTTTGAGTACATACTTTTGGACAGAGAGTCCTGCGTCTTTCGCTGCGGCCTTTATCTTCTCTTGTTCGTCACTGTCCAGTTCAATGACGATGGACTTTAGCTTTGTGGAAAGTTCTTTATCAGTGTTATTCATTTGTGTTTTTCCTCCAAATTCTTTTGCGAATACAGAATCATTTGTTCTTGGATGAAAACCATACTGGAAAAGTCTCTGCACCGGAGCGGCGCGGTGGTTACTTCCTTCCATATATGGCGTCTCATCATCCGCCTCGTAATCCATTGTGTTGCAACGGATTAGGGGCTTTAATTTTTTTTGAACAGTCCTGATTCTTTGAGTCCGCTTTATTATTGTTTCAGTGAATTCCCGAAAATGGGTATAAAAAAAAGAGCGGAGAGACATATGAGTGCCTTCTCCGCTCCTGAGTTTTCATATTAAGATGTCATTTGAGATAATGTTATGCTTCTGGATAATTCTATTCCTACCACCCTAAATGAACGGAAACCTTTAATATATAGCTTTACGTACAAATGGGGTGGTAATCGTTTACTCGGTAGACGATAGCTGGCAGCGCCTTCGCGCAGGGGTGGTAGCGGGTTTCTGCCGCTGAATACTACAACAAATACCGGCGGCCTTTGTAGGTGTCGAGCCACTCGCTCAGATGGCGTCGGCTGACATACATGCGATTTCCAATACGTATTGTTGGAAAACCGCTTGAGTGCAGGAGCTCGTAGGCGCGTCCTTTGCCGATATGGAACATCGACATCAGCTCTTTATATGTCAAGAGCTGGTCATGGTAGGGCGAGTCCTCGATTTCTATCTTCCTGTCTTCTGATGGCATCGTTTGACCTCAGTCCTTACGCTCCTTTTCGAGAGCTTCATCGAGAATCCTGTTGATATAGGCGTTGATACTCAGCCCATAATGCTCTGCGACTGCCTGAATTTCGTCTTTGCGTCCTTTCGGAACCGCGATATTGATTCTATCGTAGGCTTTTGCGTTGTACTTAGCCTTGCTTTCGTTGGATGTTTTGCCGCCCATATATCTTCCTCCAGACTAATTATTCTTCATGCGAGGCGTCACGAGTCATGCGGCTCTGATAAGCCCTGCTTTGCTTTCATCTTAACCTGCGTTCAATCTATATCATTGGACTCTCGGCGTATCCTTTCTTCTGCGGCCTGAAGAATATACGCCTGAATGCTCTGACAAGATTTAACCGCCGCCGTTCTTATCCTGTCTGCATCGCCCTGACGTGGCCTAACAATGACTTGAACAACCCTATCCAACTCAATATCTGGTTCCGCATCGGAGCCGTTTGGAGCCGAATTAAGTTCCTCAGAGTTGTAGTAGTCATCAACAGGCCGGTTGGATGCGTCCTTCGCCATCTTCTCCTTGATTGCTTTGCGGATGAAGCCAGCCTTGCTCAAATCATATGTTGTACAGTACCAGTTCAAGAGCTCTGCCTCGGATTTTGGCATAGAGAGTTTCACTTGACGGTAGTTTTCCTTAATCCACTTATCATTGGATATACGTTTTTTCTCGGAAAGCGCCATCATAACACCTCTGTCCTTAGTTATATGTCAGGGAAACGCAGGAAGAATACTGTTTTCGTGTGTCTCTATTATACACTGGTACTAATGCCGTGTCAAGCCTAAAAATTGGCGGCAGAAAAAAATGAGACCGACTACGCAGACAGCGGCAAACAGGGGGGCTTGACCCCTTGCATAAAAATTCAACTTGCCTTTTTCTACCTATGGCAAGTAAACCGCAGACGGCGACCCGCCGTCCGTTCAACATTCCATACGTGAAAAGGGCAAGTTAGACGGCGGCTGTTGACAGGTGTCACACCTGCTACAATTTCAGCGGGGGCAGGATATACGGACAGGCTTGACCCCTTGCGGTGTACGTTGGCAGGGAATACCCCGACCGCAGTTAGTCAACAGTTAGCAACATGCACAAAAAAGCACGATGAATTTTGTGTATCTTTCCGCCTTGCATACTGTTTAAGTATGCGCTATACTGTATTTGCGGTGATAAAGACAGCCGCCCCCGTGTTAGCGGCACGGGAAGCGGCTTGACCCACCGACATATACAGCCGGATAGACGGCGGAAAGTGAGAAAAACGCTATGTTGACCTCAAAATTGAATACGTCGGGGGCTATGGATAATGTACCCCAAAACGGCGGTAAAGTCAAGGCATTCAATGCCCTTGTCAATGACCTTGAAAACGCTATGTCAAGGGGCGGTGATTATTCCGCAGAATTGACCGCCCTTGCAACCGCCGTTGCATATTCCGTCCTGAACAAGTGCATTGACCCCCAGCGCAAAGCCGCCCCCCAGCGTGAAACCGTCTCCGCAACCGGATACAATCCCGCTCTTGTCCAACTGAAACACGGCATAGCCGCCGACCTTGCCACGCTGGACAACCTACGGACAGCGGCAGACAAGGCCACACGGACGGCATACAATGCCGACGGCGATATGGTCACGGAAACCGCAGACAAGGCCGCCGAAAAGGCCGTTGCCGCTCTAATCGGTGAAACCCTTTCCGACGGTATCGACCTTGTACAGGCCGCCGCCCTTGCGATTTTGGAACAGGCCGCCGAACATGCCGCCGACGGCGGGGAATGGCTGGACGCTCCGCACACTGTCCGCCGCCTGTCCCGCCGTGTCTATATCCGGACAGAGGACAGCGCCGCATATAGGGACGATGAAACGACCCCGATTCAGGAAGTTTATAGGGCTGTTCGGCAGACTGTCCAAAATTCCCGCGCTGTTCAGACCGACCCCCGCAACGGTTATAGCTACATAGAGGACTTGACCGCCGATGGGCTGGAAACCATTTATTACCGCCTGCACAAATACGCCGATTTAGGTGGCTACGACTGCAACGGCAATTATACCACCGACCGGCAGAGCATGACCGACTATGAAACCCTTGTTGCACGTCTGGACTTGACCGACCGACAAGCGCAAATTCTCCGACTGCGTATGCAGGGACACGGCAACAAAGCTATTGCGTCCTATCTGGGCGTGACATATCAGGCCGTGCAAAATACGCTTGCCAAAGTCCAGCGGAAAGCGCAGTCAATCGGACTGACCCCCAGCGGACACGCCGTGCAGGACTGACAACCGAACAACACACCGACCCAGACGGGGCGGGGGCAGAAACGCCCCCGCCCTTTCTTTTTCTGGACAGGGCGAAAGCCCCGCCGACCTTGCCGCCGCCCCTCTGGGCGGGGGTTGCCCCCTTGCGGTTAGGGGTGCAGGGCGAAAGCCCCGCCGACCTTGCCGCCGCCCCTCTGGGCGGGGGTTGCCCCCTT